GGGTCTAGCTCAGCAAGGTCAGTAGGGTTAACCTCGGCCAAAGCTTCAATCCCTGTTAACTTGGTCTGCTCAGCGTCTGTAAATGCGTTTGTGTCGGCATTGCTTTCATAAGAAACTTTAATTTCTGCTGGTGTCTGGTCAATAGTGGCATTGGCCTCGATGCCGTCCAATTTAGTCCCGTCTGTTGCCACAGTACGCCCGTTCCCGGTCAAGAAGCCAACGGCGTCCGTTGTGTTTAAGTCTTGGTCAAATGGATTGCCCGCAGAGCCTGTCGCGGCGGCGGTCAAGCGTCCATCAGCATCAACGGTAATGTCAGCATTAGTATAACTGCCGGGCGTGACTGTTGTGCTGTCAATCTGTGCCGGCCCAACAGTGTTCAAATCAGCCAAAGCACCCGTGTTATTAGTCGCGCCTGTTGCTATACCGGAAAGCTTTGTTTGCTCAGTATCGGTAAAAGCGTTTGTATTGGCGTTGTTCTCGTATGCTGTTTTTATCTCGGCATCTGTTGGGTTAACTTCTGCAAGTGCCTCGATGCCATCAAGCTTGGTGCCGTCCGTGGCAATCGTGCGGCCATTTACAGATAGGAAGCTAACAGCGTTAGATGTGTTTAATGCTTGATCGAACGGGTTAGAACTAGACCCAAAATCAAGATTGTTCTGCATATAGGTTTGCACAACATCAAGGCTTGCACTTCTTGTGGTTCCAGACCGCTGAACAAAAACAGCAAGTAAGTCATCATCAACAACTGTACTTGCTATATTTAACCTATTAATTGGTTCTGCCATAAACCGCCCTTAGACCTCTAATATATCATCCCGACCGGCTGCAATTTCGTTAGCAGGCGGTTTAATGAACGGGCCTCGGCCATGGCGCCATGTTTTATTACCCGCACCCGCTGGCGTGCTTGTGGATAGCGTCTTCTTTAGCACAACAACATGGTTATTTAGTACGTTTTG